TGATGGCTATGCTGTTAATCATTATTTGACAGACACCGACGCTTGGTTTGTTAAGACAGATATACCTAATGGTCTCAAGCACTTTGTTCGAACTGCAGTTTCCACTAACATGGAAGGTGACTTCGAAACAGGAAACGTAAGATACAAAGCAAGAGAAAGATACAGCTTCGGCTGGTCTGACTGGCGCGGTATCTTCGGATCTCCTGGTGCTTAATGCCAAGTAGAGCATTAAAACGCAAGTAATATGGAACCTATGATGCGGGGGTTTCTCACTCAACCCGCATCGCTTTATCTAGGGATAAACTTGTTCTACAGACTGACCTAGCAGACAAGCCAAGACGGTAGGACTTATTTTTTCGGAGAAAAAATTATGGCGCAATCAACCTTTTCAGGTCCAGTTAGATCACTGGCTGGATTTATCTCAGCAGGCAATGCTTCAGTAGTAAGCCTTACTGCCGATACATCAATTACAGTGGCATCTCACGCAGGTAAAATTTTGCTTTGTAACGACGCAGACGGTAAATTTACTTTACCCACTATCGTTGCAACTGCTCCTGGCGAAGACACAGACCCTAACCAAACTAATAATTTAGGAGCTCAATTCATGTTTGTTGTTGTTACAGCAGCCACAGATATGGACATCTTAACCGATGGAACCGATAAATTTGTTGGTGGTACTTACACGGGTGTAACTGACTCTACTGGTAAAACCTTTATTTCTGGTGCAAGTAACGATGTTATCACTATGAACGGTACTACTAAAGGCGGACTAGCGGGTAGTATAGTTAGATGTACTGCGATAGCTTCTGCTAAGTATGCAGTGGAAGGAATTATACTAGGTTCAGGAACACTAGTAACTCCATTCGCTGACGCATAAGGAGGTGAACCATGGCTGATACAGTTACAGGTCCAACTAATCAATTAGATGGCGAGAAAAAACTGATAGTCTATTGTTCAGTTTACTCTGATGGAAGTGGCAGTAGCACAACCCTAGTAGATGTTTCAGCATTGAATGCTTCAACATTGAACGGCGAGTCTTGTGCGCACGTGTCTTTAAATAAAATTTGGTATACATGTAGCGGAGCACCTGATGCTCCTGCTTCTCTTGATTGGGACGCAACTACTGATGTTACCTTTTTAACACTAGCTTACGATAATTCTTTTGATTTTAGTGAGATAGGTGGTTTAAAGAACACTGCAGCATCGGGGTATTCAGGGGATGTTCTTTTAGTTGTCCCTTCTACCGCTGACGCAGGAAACGAGTACACTGTTTGGTGCGAATTTTTAAAATACTACGAAGCTCCAGGATCCTAGATCATGGCAACTTCTGGTACTAAAACATTTGCCCTAGACACAGGCGAAGTAATAGAAGAAGCGTATGAACTTGCTGGGCTAGAAGCTCGGACAGGATATGATGCAGCAACAGCTAGACGATCTTTAAATGTTATGTTTGCAGATTGGTCGAACCGAGGCATTAATATTTGGACTATTGCTCAAGTTAGTTTAACACTAACAGAAGGCACAGCAAGTTATACGTTGAATTCTTATGATATCGATATTCTTGAGGCAGTTATACGCAGAACGGTAAATGGTACACAAACTGATTATCAAATGAGTCGAGTTGGTCGTATGGAGTATCTAAATATTCCTAATAAAACAACCGAGGCAAGACCTACAGAATTTTTTGTCGACAGACAGACAACTCCAGTTCTTAAGCTCTGGCCAACCCCTGAGAACTCTACTGATGTTTTTGTAAGCTATCGAATTCAGCGGATCGATGATGTAACTGCTTCGGCACAAGACCAAGAGATACCTAGCCGATTTATACCGCCTATGGTCTCTGGTTTAGCGTATTACATGGCGTTAAAGAAAAACCCTGAACGTGTGCCTATGCTTTTACAGATCTATCAACAGGACTTAAGAAGGGCACAGGATGAAGACAGAGGCAGAGCTAGTCTTCACTTAGTTCCCAAGGCAACTTATTAATGGCTTACGCTAAAGGCACACACGCATTAGCAGTTTGCGACCGATGCGGTTGGTCGTATCCGTATTTATCCATGAAGGTGGAGTGGAACAACTTAAAGGTTTGTCCCGAGTGTTACGAACCGAGACAACCGCAAGACACACCAGCCAGAATTACGGCAGACCCAGAAACTTTATACCAAGCTAGACCAGAGGTTCCTTTACCTCAGGCGCAGTTAGGTGTAGTTACCGCAGGTGCTGCTTCTCCTATGACAGACACTAATGCGGACACGATAGGAACATATTTTACAGGACTTGAGGCTACCTCAAGCCTGGGAACATTAACGGTGACAACATGAGTTTTACATATTCAGGTTTAAAAACAGCTATCCAAAACTATATGGATAACGACGAAACAACTTTTACAAACACTTTAGACACATTTATTAAATTGTCTGAAGAAAAAATATTAAAAATAGTACAATTAGACGAGTTCCGCAAAAACGTAACAGGAACGGCGAGTTCTGGTAATTCTTATTTATCAAAACCCAGCGACTATTTAGACCCCCTGAGTTTAGCGGTAATTGATTCAGACAGCAATTACAACTATCTAAATTTAAAACAAGTTACTTGGATTAGGGACTATACCCCAGCTACAGCCACAACAGGAGTTCCTAAATATTATGCTTCGTTTGACGAAGATACGTTCATCTTGGCACCAGCACCTAACGCTAATTCAACATTCGAGCTCCACTATGTTTATAGACCTGCTTCGCTAACAGCAGCAGGAGATAGCGGAACAACGTGGCTTTCTACCAATGCCCCAGATGCAATACTGTATGGTTCTTTAGTAGAAGCTTCTATTTTTATGAAACAAGACCCGAACGATTTACAATATTTTGAAACACGTTTTCAAGATGCGATACTTAAACTTAAAAACTTTAATGAAGGGCTAGGCACTAGAGATCAATATCGTTACGACAAGCTAAGACCACAACCACAATGATTAAGGAACTAAAAGGCAAAAGTATAGCTATCGTCTCTATGGGCAGAAGTCAGTTAGACTATCACATGTCCATCAGCCACAGCAAAGAATACGATGAAGTTTGGGCTATTAATTCTATGTGTGCTGTCATTAAGTGTGATCGAGTTTTTATGATGGATCCTGCTTCAAGGTTTTTTGACACATTTGATGCAGGACCTCAAACCCACGTTATGCGCAGAACACTACCAAGACTAGACGTTCCAATTTATTCTTGTGAAAAAGACAATAGAGTTCCAGCGATAGAGCTTTATCCGTTAGAAAAAATTATCAATGAAATGAGCTGTAGTTATTTTAATAACACCATCTCTTATGCCATAGCTTTTGCTGCATACAACGAGGTCGCTACGATTAATATGTACGGAGCAGATTTTAGTTATGGCAACAATGTACATTTTGGCGAGATGGGGAGAGGTTGCTGTGAGTTTTGGTTATCAAAGTGTATGAGTCGAGGCATAGATATATCAATAGCAGCAACCTCTTCTATGTTAGACACAAATATTCCTGTAGAGGAAAAACTATATGGATACCATAGGTTGGATAATCCACCTGTTGTGTACATAGAGAACGGAGACATGAAAATTATTGATTCTTCAAAAGTAGAAGAGGAAAAAGTTATAAAAGGATTTTCAGGAAGAACAGAAAAAATCACTTTAGGTCCACCAGAACCAGAGGTATATTAAATGGAAACAGATTCATTTAAAATCTCCATAGGAGATTTAGGTGTAAAAACAACACATGGTAGGGGTCATACAGTAGAAGAAGTTGCTGAGATGGCTACTAATAAATTAGTTTCGGTGAGCGACACAGCACCAGAACCAATTAAAGCACAAGCCCATGCCTTCAAAAATTCGTGTCACGTTATTATTGCTTTTTACATGCGTGAAGCTATTAAAAACCACATGTGTACAATAGGCAATCAATTAGAAGCGCAAGGAAATAAAGACCTTGCGGAAATTATTAGGAGGCTATAATGGCTATAACACAAGCGATGTGTACTTCTTTCAAAAGTGAGCTTTTGCAAGCAGTGCATAACTTTAAAGCGAGTGGAGGAAACTCTTTTAAACTTGCTTTGTACACTAGCTCTGCGACTATGAGTGCTGCTACTACAGCTTATAGCACAGGGCAAGAAGCATCTGGAACAAACTATTCTGCGGGAGGATCAGCTTTAACAAACGTCAACCCGACAACATCAGGAACAACTGCGTACACTGATTTTGCTGATTTGACTTTTGGAACAGCTACTATTACTGCAAGAGGTTGTATGATTTATAA